GGACTGATGTAATTGAATCAGCAGTCTCTTCTATTCCACAACCTGATTTATCTAACTATTACGAAAAGAACGAAACATCTTCTAAAGAAGAATTATCTGCAGCATTCGATAACTGTTGTAGTGGCTGTGTTCCTTATTCAGGTGAAAGAAACATTGATATTACTGATCATGTAGTATCAGTCACTGGAAGAAAAACATTAAAGATTAAAAGACCATTGACAATTGACCAAGATACTTCATCATTTACAATTGGCATCGATGACACTAATTACACTGGCAATGACGCTAACATGAGTGCTTCATTTGCAGTTGGTGGAATTGATAACTCAAAGGTTGCAAATTATCAGATAAGTATTAGTAGACCTGCTGTTGGAACTACTGGTTATAATTTACACGTTGAAAATGAAATTCATAATTCAGCTGACTTTTCTTTAATTCCACATAAAGATGAACAAGGTTGGTTATCATATAACTCAGGTCACATTGAAGTAGTACAAGCACCTGATGGAGATGTTCATTATACTTTGTATAAGAATTATGCTGTTAACAATGGTTCAAATACCTCTAAACAACAAGTACTTTTCTTGTCAGAGTCAGCATATAATGTAAGAGGTTGGATTTCAGTTATGCCAGAAAATGGTGGTGTAAGTATTATGCCATTGAGTGCTGGTCAGTCTGATATGTACACATATAGTGGTAGTTGGGATAAAGTATCAAATAACATAAACAATTATAATTTACCATCAAATTCATATACATTCATTCCATTTGCTTGGACAGCTGATTATCCAATAGTTGCAATTGGTATTAAAGGTAATGGAACTGTATATACAGGACACGGATACGTAGAGACTATAAAGTAAAACACAACACCCTATGTTGCATATGCAACATCCTAGAAATTAAAATCTAAATGATAGGAGTTCATTCATGGATAACGATTTAATACAAGATACAAATTTGGACCTTCTTCAAGTTCAAGTTGCTGAAGTAGAATACTCAGGTATTGCTCCAATTAATGTTGACAATCAAGAACATACAATTAGTCTTGACCCAAGTGCTTTGTCTTCAAAATTAGACACAAGTGCATTTGATGAATGGACTGCTACTCATGATGTTGAAGAATACTCAGCAGGTGAAGGAATTGATATTACTGACCATGTAATTTCTGTCACAGGTCAGTTAACTGGTGATTATTTGACAAAAGCAAGTGCTGATACACTTTATCAGCCAATTGGTGATTATCTAACTACAGCTGATAGTGGTAATTTCTACCCAATGGAAGGCAATCCATCTGGGTTCTTAACTGGCGTTGACCTTACTGACTACTACAAGAAAAATGAAACTTCTAGTAAAGAAGAAATAGCTAATGCTTTTACTGCAATTGATAATACAATCAGTGGTTTAACTGGTGAATTCCAAGAAAAAGGTGACTATTATTCTGCTTCTAATCCAAGTGGATTTATAACTGGTGTAGATTTATCAAATTACTATCAAAAGAATGAGACTTCTTCAAAGCAAGAAATTGGTGACGTCATCACTGAAATTAATAACAATATCACTAATTTAAGTGGTAAGTATTATCCATTGAATTCTAATCCAAGTGGTTATTTGACAGCACATCAAGACATCACTGACAAATTAGATGTGACTGCATTTACAGCATATACTGCAACTGCACAAGGAACAGAATATACTGCAGGCGATAATATCGATATAACAAATCATGTTATAAGTGGTAAGGATTGGTCATCTGAAATTGCAAGTGCTACAACTGGTAAATTAGATACGTCTGCATTTAATAGTGGTGATTTCTATCCAATGACTGGAAATCCATCAGGTTTTATTACTGGTGTTGATTTAAGTAATTACTATGAGAAGAATGAAACCTCAAGTAAGGAAGAAATTAGCGCAGCATTGACAGGTAAACTAGACGAAAGTGCTTTTACTGCATATACAGCAACAGCAGTTCAAGGTATTGAATATACTGGTATTGCTCCAATTGATGTTAACAACACTACTCATCAGATTAGTGCTGATGTTTGGACTTTGTCTGGAACAAGTGGTATTGAAATCTTAGAAGATGTGCAAAATAAAGTCACTACATTAAGATTAAGTTCTTTAATTAATACAGGTGACTTTTATCCAATGACAGGAAACCCAAGTGGTTTCTTAACAGCTCATCAGTCTTTAACAAATTATTATCAGAAAAATGAAACTTCTTCTAAAGAACAAATAAGTGCAGCTTTGTCTACAGCAGGACAACAATTAACTCCTATTGATCCAGTTTACATCGATACAGCAAATAATATTGGTGTATATCAAACAGTTCTTTCTGCTGGTAATGGTATTGGAATATATCAAGGTCCAACATCACAACCTGTTTGTGTAGTTGCTGTCACTGGTGATTATCTAACTACAGATGATGCTAGTGCATTTACAGGTGCATATCTTCCATTATCTGCATTAAATGCAGGAGTAGGTTATGATGCACATACTAGTGCAATTGGTTTAGCACAAGGTTCTCAAGTATCAGCAAGAGATGGTTCATTTGCACAAGGTTCTCAAGTAAGTGCATTACATATTGCATCTGTTCAAGGTTTATCTGCAATAGCTTATGACTGTGCAATGGCTCAGGGTTATGAAGTATCTGCTCGTCAATGTGCATTTGCTCAAGGTGCTCAGACAACTGCTGACTTCTGTTCTCTAGCTCAAGGTGGTCATTGTTCAGCTTGGTCAGCATCTATTGCACAAGGTGAATATAACACTGCATCATTATACTCTCAAGCATTTGGTGACCATACACGTGCAGATGACCATACAATGGCAATTGGTAAATATAACAAATTAAGTTCTAATACTCCATTTGTCATCGGTAATGGTACCAGTATTGCTAATAGAAGTGATTTATTCTTCATTAACTCAAGTGGTGGAGTAAGTGCAACAGGTAAAATTTCTGCTAATGGTGTAGAACTTGGTGCAGGTGGAGGTTCTAATATTCATTGGTATGTTGATACTCCTGTTGAACATACAAGTGCTGATATTGATTTGACAATTCAGACAACTGCTACATTAGGTGGAAGTTATGATAGATACTTAATGAATGGAACCGCATTTATTGGTGAACTAATTCCATCAGCTGATACAGTATCAGATGCAGGTAAGTTCTTAACTGTCACTGCAGGTTCTCCAAGATGGGGCGAATTGCCATCAGCATCATTTGGTATAAAGTCTGAAGTAGTAGCTAACTCAGGTATGGCAACTGGTCAGAATATTCTATACATTGTCACAGGAAACTAATATGTCTTACATAATGATAAATGGAACAGACAACCCACGTGAACTTATATTCAATGGCACTCAGCCACAGTGCCTTGTTTATAATGGTGAAATTGTATGGGGAGCAAAGACTCTTGACTGTTATCGTGTCTATATGATGTGGGATCCAGAGAAAACTGAAAATCTTTGTATAGATGGTATATGGGTTAACAATCAGACAGTCACAACAGATGATGTTTATGATGGCTCATATAAGAATGGTCAGTATACAACATTGACTACTTCAGAAATGACTGATTTTGTCACAAATAATGGGTCAGCATGTGCTAAGTATTGCCAAGGTTATTTCTTTAGAATATCACCTAACTTTGACTTGAGTAATTTACAATTTAAGACCGATCAATATTATCAGCCAACTGGTGACGTCACTGTGACAATTGAAGAACAATATAGTGATGGTAGTGGCGATATAACATTCAAGACAATTGCAGAAAAGACAGTGACTATGGCTACAAATACTACTTACACAATAAATAGAGGTGATGGTGTATAAGGAGGAGAAATGCCATTCGATTCACATAAAGTTTTAACAAATGATGATAAAGTAGTAGCTTTTAATTTTCAGAATATTAATACTGCTAATCAGTATATAGATGAATATTCTCCATGTACTTTATTTCCTGAATATCATGAATTCAGTGCACAGACTTATGCTGTAGGTGGAAATTTAAAGATAAGTGGTAGTGCTTATGTTTATGATAAAAAACCTAATGAAGTAGTTAATTTAACGCTTACACCATCATCACAATATGTATTTGACCATTATGAAATTTCATCTAATGGACCAAAAAGGGGTCCATTATCAGGTACATTAAACGGTAATCAATATACATTTGGTTATGGCGACGTTAAAATAAGTGCATATTTTAAATATGATGCACAAACTGGACGTATGCTTTATCTTACTGAATTCGATAATGTAGTTAATGGTATTGATACTCCAATTACTTCAAAAGTTGGTTCTACTTACGATTTAAAATCAGCTGGTTGCTATATTACAACTTCAGTTATTTCTGATATTGATTCTAATTTAACAGGTTTAAATAGTGCTTATAAAAATAAAAATTGTTTAGTAATTACTCCTACTGCAAAAAGTTGGTATACTAATAATTTCCCTGTTGGTAGTTCTAAATCTTCTAATTATACAGTAAGTTATTGGTATGCACCTTATATTAAAACAGGTTATTATAATTATGGTTATGCAACTATACCTGGATTTATAGATCATCCTGGAAATTTCATAATGAATTTATATAGTAATTATTATAATACTGATTATACTAAATTCTTAATGAATGGAGCAGCACAAACTGCTTATAATGGTGCTACTGCATCTGGTCAATATCAGTCTAATGGATCAGCTGCATGGATCGAATATAAACCTAATTTTACTCACTGGTGGCATTATATTTCAATAGAAGTACAAAATAATAAAATTTATCGTTATTTTATCGATGGTGTTAAAGTAGCACAACAATCTGGTACAATTAATACTGGTTTTAATAATTTATTTAATGTATATAATACTGATTATGATGGCGCACTAACTATTGATAAATTCTGTATTGCAGAATATTGTGTTCGTTCAGGATTTTATGGTAATATAGTTCCAACTGAACCTTTTGTCTAAGGAGAATTTATGTTAAGTTATAATAATCACTTTATTGGTAATGGTTATTTATTGAGTGCTAAGCCTGAAATCATCGATATAACAGGTACAAATAGACCAATTTCCTTGGGAACCAGGCCTGGTGAAATTATGCATGCAGCAGGTAATATTCTAGAAACTGATTGGTTTTCTGGTATAACATATTTTAGTGCCAACGATGATATACCACAAAAATATAAATATGTTACATCAGGTATAACAGAATATTGGCGATGGTTTTGGACTGGTGGCCCTATACCTGGTTCAAGTGATTCTGCAAATTATATACCAAAACGCGATCATATATTTCTTAGCGATTCAGGATATGCATTAGATTTACGCGGTTATACTGCTAATATTAATACAGATATTACATTATCAGCTATAGTTATAAAAACTGCATCTCCATCTGCTTATGTCAATGGTAATTATACATTTTCTGGAGCATTTTTTGATAATGATCGTTTAGTCACATCAATGTCAACTAGTTTTATAGCTGACGAAAATTATCCTAATAATAATAGTGCAACTATTTCACTTAATTTTAATAATTTAATTTTTAGTGGTCGACCAAGTTTAAAATATTTTCTGTCATCTGATGTTAACCCAACAGCTGAATGGAATCCATCATCAGTTGCTATTAAATTTCAGGCTGTAAGTTCTCTAGATATGTCTTATTCAATAACTGCTACAGCCAGTAAGTAATATAAATAATAAAAGAGGTTTTACATGAGTAAACAAGTAAATGTAATTTGTCAAAATGCACTACAGAAAGTAGGTATAGAAATGGATGAAGGCAGTGCTTTAGGTTCTTATGCTGTCCCTGCACTTGCTGACCTTAATGCTGTAGTCACTGAGTTAAATACTCAAAATTTAATTCTTCAAAATGTTGAAACAGTTGACGTATATGCTTCAAAGAAGATTACATTTGCTGTTTTACCTGAAGAATTCCACGTCGTTGAGAAACTCACAGACTTAACTAGTGATATTCTCAATGCATACAACCTAAATGATATTGTTTATGTCAAAGAAGAAGATAAATACTACTACATTGATCGCATCACTGCTCACGATGAGGGTCATATCATTGCGCCGGTTTCAAGTGAAGATGAAAAAACACTTCGTGAATTGTGGCCAACAGTCATCTGCAAACAAGTACTTCCTGACCGCGTCGAAGGTTTCGCTCGTCTTGTAGGTAATCGTTTCTTACAGCTTTATCCATCAAATAAGATGAAGATGGACTCAGGCACTCAACAGTCTTTGTCTACAATGTATTGTTGTGAAACTGAATCAAAGAAATTTACTGTCTTAGATTTGGACTATGTAATTGACTATTTCGTCATACACATTAACTCAGTCTTGCCATCAAAATATCGCATTACTTACTTAGAGTCAATGCCTGAATATAATTTGTATGATACAATCTATTTGTCAAATAAATATATTGAAGTCATTGAAGATGGTCTTTGCTACAAGTTATGTTTACGTTATAAATTGTTAGAATTCTTAAAAATTTTCAGAGATGAATATGACGCAGGTAAATTAGCAATCAAGCGTATCAATAACAAGAATAGAACTATCAATTATGATTTCGTAGAACTTGGCAACATTTATGGTAGTTTCTATGACAATCTAGGTGGAGTTGGTCTATAATGAGTGGACAGAGAATAAGTTATTCATTTGTTGGTGGCACTAATAAAATGCAGTTCCCTAATGTACAGGGTTCTGCTTTGTCACGTAATATGTTCACTGACCACAATGGTGATAACGTATTCATGCAATCAGTTCCAGGTATTAAATATCTTGATACACTTGGCATTGATAAGAATACTCATTGTGACGGTATGTATGTGCCATCTACTGGTTTAGAGTCAACTGGTTATGCTCGTTGTCTTTTCGTTGCATATCAAGGAAAAATTTATCGTATCGATGCAGGTATGCGTAAAGAAATTATCGGTACTTATGCATTAGGTAATACTGTTAATTTTGCTGAAAGTGGTGGTGAAAGAGCAATCCTATTATGGGTCGATGGAACATCTATCTATGGTTATGACCTAAAGAAAGGTGAAGCTGTCTCTATTACACTTCCAAAAAGAATCACTGATAATGTTTACATCAAACCTTCTCATATCGCAGTCGTCAGTGGTTCTATTGTTTTAAATGACGTTGACTCTGGTTATGTTTATTATTCAGTTCCATATCCATTGTCACAAGAAAAACGTAATGTCTTTAAGATTATCAATGGTCAAGTTCAATATGATACTGACAATATAACTGTTCTTAAAGATGAAGTAGATAGTGGTGTATATTGCTTCTTAGATGATTATGGTGTAGCACAATACTTCAACGCTGAGTCTTCTTCTGATAAGTGCGTTGCTATTTACTCAGTTGGTTCACTACTTACTTTATATGGTCCAACATCTATCGAATTCTGGCAAAGAGGTGATGCAGAGTCATATCAAACATGGCAACGTGTTTCTTATACAATTAACAAAGAACAAGGTCTAGAAGCACCATATTCTTTGGCATCAGTCAATCATACTCAGTTCTGTATTGGAACTGGTAAATCTTCATCACGTTGTATCTTAGCAATTACTGATACAAAAGTTGAAAAGATTTCTCCACTATGGTTGGATAAGATTTTAAATGAACAGACAAATGTTCAGTCAGTTATTGGTTGGACTTATTCATTGAATAATCATTCATTCTATTTGTTCAGTATTGGACCAGAATGTTATGTATATGATTTTACTACAAAAGAATGGCATATTCGTTCATCACGTAATTACTTCAATGGTAAATTAAAGAATTACATGCCTTTATTTGCAGCATGGTGGGAAAATAAAATTGTAGTAGGATGTTCAGAAAATGGTAATATAATGACACTAGATCCTGATTATTTCTATGAAGATTTTAATGCAGATGATAGATTGCCATTACTTCGTGTGCGTCAAACACCAGTAATTACTACTGACTATAAACCATTCATGATTTTCGAATTGGCTCTTGAATGTAATACTGGTGCTATTGAAAATTATGGTAATCCTGGTAAATGTTTAATTCAGAAATCAGATGATGGTGGATATACATTTGGTAATATCCGTGAAGCATCAGTTGGTAAGAAAGGTGAATACTTTAAGCGTTGTCGTTGGATGAACTTAGGTATGACACGTAATTGTGTCTTGAAAGTCACTTATAATGAACCTACTGACTTTGTCATTACCGATGCATCTATTCGTTTCCAGACACTAGCAACAGGAGTATAATATGCAGATAAATGATCGTTCAAGAATAGAAGATATACTTGCAGCTGTTGTTGGTACTTGGGAATTATCTACTGACAAAGATTGGAAATGTTATGAATTCGGTAGAGCAAGAATTTTCAAGAAGATATTGACAGCAGGAAGTAATATACTACCAGAAAAGTTTTTAAAATATAGAAAAGAAGTTGCACCAGTCTTATTATTCACTAAAGACAATTTAACTGGTCAGACTTTAAATTTACAACAGAACGCAATTGAAGTTAATGAAAATTGTCTTGCAATTATAATTGATTTTTAGGAGGATATATGGACTTTATGGACGTATTGGACCCAGGCGATGTATTCGGATTTGGACAAGATAAACGTATTGCGAAAGCAAACGCTGCTCTTGATGACGTATACAAGAAAGGTCAAGAGACTTCACAGCAAAATAAATCACTTTATAATCAATACTTGAATAGAGTTCAAGGTGAATATGGTGATGTTGCAAATCGATACAATGACTATCTAAATGCAGTAGAAAATCAGGAAGTATACAATCCTGGTGAATTCTCATTTGATAAATCTGTCGATGACTATTATTCTAAGTTTGCTAATCAGCGTCAAGCTCAAGCAATGAATGCTATCACCAATAACGCAGCAAATGCAGGTGGTATGTTTAGTAGTGATTATCTAAATAGTATGGCCGCTAAACAACAGGCTCTTGCATCTGAAGAAGCTGATAAGGCTTATGACAGATACATGCAAGAACGTGGACAATCACTAAATGAATTCTCTACAAATGCAAATCTACAAAATCAGGCATATCAGAATTTAGCAAATAAGTATAATAACTTGTTGAATATTGCAGCAGGTGCAAAAGATAATGTGACAAATGCATACGGTAATTATATCAGTAATTTAGCATCACAGAACAACACTGATTTACAGAACTATGCAAATGTAATTCAACAGCAAGCAGCAAATCAGGCATCTAAGAAAGGTCTATTAGGAAGAATTTTCGGTTAAGGAGGACTATATGCTACCAGCAATTATGGCAATTATTCAAATGGCAAAGGCAAAAGCTGACTCTCAGAATCAACAGAATCAGCAGTTGGCACAGAATATCGCAAATACACCAGTTGCAACTAATCAGCAACCTGTACAAATGCAGAGAGTCACTTCGATGCCAACAATCAATTCAGTCTTTGGACAAGATGAAGAACAGAAACGTAGACAAATGATGGGTATGTAATGATTAATGAAGTCTTTGGTGTTGCTAATGCGGCAAAAAAA